TGGTTATTCAATAACTGCTGCAGGTGGACCAGAATTTCTTCGTGGAGGAGCAGGTGCGCTAGGTCAAGCAGGTGGAGGAATAATCATCATTGCTGCTCGTTACATTTCTGGGCCAGCAACAGGTACTGCTTATATCAAAGCTCCAGGAACTGCTCCTGCTGGAGGTGGCGTGATTCTTATTGTATCTTCTGCCGAAGCATTGGCCGCTGGAATTACTACTGATGTGACTGGGCAAAACGCAGGCACCGTCCACTACATGTCGCAGGTGTGATATGCCAATCTTACGAATAGAAAAAAGTGTTGCAAGAGCAGCAAACGATTCCGTATATGGTTTGGGAATTGATGGTGATGTCACGGTTTCCTCGGTCGTTACCTTGACTTCAGACATGTTTTATAATTCGCTAACAATTACCTCATCAGGGGTATTGCTAACAAACGGATTTAGGGTGTTCGTCAGAAACACGTTGATGCTGGATGGACACATGGGGATAGGTTCCGTTTCTGGTGAAACTGTCAGTCCTTCAGCCACTGTTGTTACAGACGGAACAGTTAAGGGTCATTCGCAGGGTGTAATAACATACAGAGCAGGTGGTCAAGGTGGAGGAGCATCGGCTCCCACTATTCCACAACTGCCTTCGTATTTGTACAAAAACATAAATATGATGCTTTCGGGAATCATGGTCGACACCACTGGGACAATCGTTCCCGTGGGTGGTGGCTCAAAAGGAAACGCTGGTGCTACGGGCGCAACAGGTGCCTCTGGTGCTTCTGGTGCTACTGGTGATACGGGAACACCGAGTACAACCCCAGCATCATGGCCTGGCAAGGCGGGCGCTGTTGGCTCTAATGGAGGGTACGGACCTAGCGCAAGTACGGTCAATGCACCTGGAGGAAAAGGCAATCCTGGAGCAGATGGTTCAGCAAACCCTACCGCCCCAGGCGGAGCAGGAGGTACTGGAGGGGCAGGCGGTGCTGGAGGTGCTGGTGGGGCGGGAGGTTCAGGAGGAAATGGTGGAGGAGTAGTTCTTGTGGTTGCCAAGACAATCTTGGGAGCGGGAAAGATAATCTCTATTGGTAGTCACGGTGATTCTGGTTCTGCTGGAAGTCCTGGAAGTTCTGGTTCTGCTGGAAGCTCTGGTTCTGTTGGAACACACGTACCCAAAGGAGCAAACGGTGCAAACGGAGCGGCTGCACCTACTCGCACAGACCACCACCATGTTGCCCCACATGTAAGCCACGCCCCTAGAACACATAATCACCATAACCATACGACAAGACACTCTGACCGACATGGTCATGCAGTAAAACCGCATAGGCATCAAAATTTTGGTAAATTTATAGGCTCTGGTGAGGTTGAAGATTCTCACTGGCATCACGGGGGACACTTCCATCATCCACACAATGATGGTCCACATGGTGGCGTACATCACTGGGATGGGCATTACTGGCATGCGTGGTTCCCGCACTATATCCATGCGTATGGGTCCTGGCAGCATTATCCGCTACACGACCATAAAAAACCAAACGGTCACCACAGTCATGCTGAACCATCAGGCAATGGACACCACCACAACCTGTATTATCACGGCTCTTTCGGTGGTCACGATGGGCATACCCATTTTCATTTCGGACATCCAGGGCATACACACACGCATGCACCTACTTTGCCTACTTCCCAGGCTGATTACCATCACCACACTACGAGTAGCGCTAACCCAGATGCTTCTGCACACTATCTAGGCGGTGCTGGCGGAGTAAACGACGGTGTAAACACAGGCGCAGGAGCACCAGCAAGAACTGGTGGAACTGGAGCAACTGGAGCAACAGGAGCAACTGGGGCAACAGGAGCAACTGGAGCAAACGGTGGAGGCGGAGGCGGTGGTGCGATATTGGTTGTATCAGATGCCGTTGCTAATACAATTGTATACGATACAACAGCAGGGTCATATGGTACTGTAGGTGCTACCACTGGCTCGGCATACTTACTCATCAACTCATAGAGGAGACAAACATGGACTACGGTATAAGTGCACAACAAAAAAACTATATACTGCAAAGCAGTTTAGCAAATGTTAAATCAGAGATTTACCATTTGCTTCTTCGTTCAGGTATTGACCCAGATACTTTTGACCCAGAAAACTATACTATGGCTGAAATTCTCATAGGCGAGCAACAGAGACTAGAAACTCTCTTGAAAAGCGTGGAATTGATTAACAGAAAAGTAGCCGAGATTGAATGAAACGGTTTGTTTGCGTCCCACTTAGTATGAGGGATGTACCAGATGAGGCAACGGAATTGTCAAGAAAGTCTCAACTGGCAATTCGCATGGAAAAGGGTATTGATAAAATCTGTATTATGTCATTTCCGGAAAACGACATTGCCGACTGTATGGATGAGGTAAGAGCAGGCTTCATACACAAAGTGGACATTACAAATGAATTTGTAGACTTTCCAAAGGATACTCATATGGAAGTAATGGACTTAAACTTTTTTACCCAAATTATAAAACCAACGGTAAGAACAAAAAATCTGCTTATGTTTCGTTCACGACACCTCACGCTAGGATTGCATCGGTTTCGCATTGCTGCCGACAACAACGATGCCTACTACGAGGGAGAGTTTACCGTAATATGAAACACACGAAACTGGGGACATGCATATCGCTTTACGAAGATGTTTTTACCGAAAATAACGCAAGCAAGTTTTTGCAAAAACTAGAAAAAGAAACAGACTCCGACTGGTCAGAATTATCATGGGACGGCTCTACCGTGGGGGCTGGAAAATCAACATCGCATAGAACTTCTTTAAATTGCACTCTCATCCCGCTAATGAAGCCATACCCAGAAACTGAATTGTCGCAGTTTTTTACAGAAAAAATTCGTGGGCCTATTGAAGAAGTCTCGGAAGACTACAGGTATGAATTTTTACTTTCAAGCGCCATGCATGAAGCGTACTCTCTTTTAAAGTATTTAGAACAATCTGAATACAAACCACACTATGACCACGGCCCAGACAACCGTAGGGTTTATAGTATGGTGTCATTTTTAGCCACGCCAGAAGAGGGTGGTCAATTGGAGTTTCCGCATTTTGATGTTACTGTCGAAGCAGTATGCGGAAGGGTTCTGATGTTCCCATCAAACTTCCCATATCTACATATTGCACACCCTGTAACCAAGGGTGTAAAGTACTCACTTGTTACTTGGTATCAATAATGGGAGCCCAATGAGAAACCGTATACAAAACTTTGGAGTAGTAGGTTCTGGTACTGCTGGATTAATAACTGCACTCATTTTACGTAGGGCCTTTCCTGCTTGTAGAATAACAGTATTGTCATCTTCCAAGATTGGCATTATTGGGGTAGGTGAAGGCTCTACAGAGCACTGGAAACAGCTCATGGAGTTAGTCGACATCCCCCTTGAGGAAATGTTGATAGAGACATTGGCTACCCACAAATACGGAATTCGTTACGAAAATTGGACAACACATACAAAGGACTACTTTCATAGCGTGGGTCATGTGGATGACATTTTTTGTCACGGCCTTTTTGCGGGATATATGGGAATTATTGAGTCTGGGAAAATGTTGACAAGCCAAACATCAACTGTCGGCATGGTGCGAAATAAAATCAGAAAAGAAAACCTACACAAAAACACTAATCAGTTTCATTTTGACACAATTAAGCTTAATGAGTACTTTACGAAATTGGCTTTTAAAAGAAGCATCAAGTTTGTCGATGGAGAATTTGAATCTGTCACAAAAGACGAAGACGGGCTCATCAGTTCGGTGCGCACCCAACAAGGCGACATAATTGAAGCTGATTTTTGGTTTGATGCCTCTGGTTTTAATAAAGTTTTAATTAATGAAATCGGCAATGTAGAGTGGAATTCCTTTAGTGAGTTTTTGCTTTGCAACTCAGCCATACCTTTCCCAACAGAGAGCGACCCCAATGGACAAATTCGTCCGTACACCCGTGCTCGTGCAGCATCTTCTGGGTGGATGTGGGAAATACCGACACAGGAACGAAGAGGTAACGGCTATGTTTTTTGTGATGCCTTTATCTCGGTAGAAGAGGCTGTTCGGGAAGCAGAACAAATGTCAGGGTACAAACTTCCTGATGACCCAAGAGTAATCAAGTTTGACGCTGGGCATCTTAAAGAGCCTTGGCAAAAGAATTGCATTGCTGTGGGTTTGGCTTCTTCGTTTGTAGAACCATTAGAAGCAACCAGCATTGGTTCTACAATTCAACAGGTGCGAAATGCTATTCCGTATCTTGCGTCGTATCTTCCATCGCACACCGCTTCTCAAAAACACTACAATAAGAGTTCGCATGAGATGATGCGTAATATCTTGACAATGATACGAATGCACTACTACAGCGATAGGCAAGATTCAAAGTTTTGGCAGGAAATGTTTCACATGCCAGTCAACTCAGAATTGCAAGAAATAATTGAGTTATGGTCTGAACGTCCACCTAGTAGATATGATTTTACCGCTAATCACGGAGAAATGTTTAGTGCTCCTCACTTGATACATGTTGGGCAAGGGCAGGGAATTATTAGCATAGATGCATGCACAAGAGCAATCGAGTCGCTCAACTTGCGTGGACCTATAGACAAACAATTAGGCGATTACAAGCACGATAGACACGACCATGTATTAGTTGACCATGCTCAAGCATTGCAGGAAATCAAACTGATAGATGAGGAGTGGGACTAAAATGAGCAAGAAACACAAAGTCAAACCAGGAGAGATACGTTTTACCCCAACAGATAATAGGTTGATGGAGTCTGCTCCTTTTGCAAATAGCACAGCAAATTTACCAAACTGGTTTAAGCGTGTTAGCAAAGAGGGAGCAGCCTTACGGAAATGCGTTGGCACCATTGACCTTCTTACGGCTGGCGTTACTCTTCCAATGTGGACCAACTATCGTTTTCGCCCAGACGGTAACGGCGCATGGGAAACTGGTGCAGATGACTTTCATCCTCCAGCAATAACAGGTGGACAGCCTACGCCAATTGGGCAGGCATCAGGATTTAATTACCAATCCACTGGTGAGTGCCCCATGACGAGTGTGCGAAAGATTGAGACAGGGCAATATCCAAAGTTGGTAAATCCATGGAGAATGGAGACTGCTCCCGGATGGTCGACGCTGATAATTCCTTGCTACTGGGAACCTAGCGAAGACTACACTGTGGTACCAGCAATTGTCCACACAGACTTTTACCACGCAATAAATGTTGTTTTGAACTTGACGGGTGATAGGCCATTCACGCTGAAACACAATACTCCGATTGCACAACTTGTACCATTCAAGAGAGATTCGGACTTTACAAAAGTTTTATTTAATGATGAGTCAGAGTTTAAGTATTACGCAAATACTGGGTTTGGAACGGGTTTTATTTCTCCCAAGGAAACAGGTGCCCCATATAGGAAAGAAAGAATACGAGTAGATGCTCGCTTAAGAGAAAATAACAAGCATAGATGGTGGTCTCGTGACAAGAAAAAATAAATTAGAAGCAATTCGCCAATCTATTCTGGATGAGATTTACAGAATGTGTATAGAGGCAGGGCGGGACCCAGAAACGCTTGATGTAGACTTATTTGCAGTTGAGGAACCAAACATGGGTTTTCGGAATAACCTCAGTAGCCACTGCCATAAATTACAAATAGTAGAAAAACAACTCAAGGAGACAACATGACAATAGAAGACTTAGGTTGGGATAACCTACTGTTGGACTCTGTGCCATCAGAAAATCCATTACTTTTTATTCTTTTGAAATGTGAGTTTACTGAAGAAGGGCGTAATGCGCCCAGAGGAGACCGCTGCGAAAACCTTTCATATGGCAGCCTTAGTCCTGTTCTTGGAACACCTTATGAAAACCAAACTTGGGACGTAGCACACAAATCGGGTTTTGATGACTTTGAGATGAAAGTGACTTTATTTGAAAAATGGGGGCACATTATTTCTGTAGTACCTCATTTCTTTATTGATTACGTTCAAGTTAAAGCACTAGGTAAAGATGGTAGTCCAGGGACTCCTGATTTGGAAAAAAGCCCTACTCCAAGCGCTATGTGGTATGGGTGCACCATCTACCAACTATTTAAAAACATGCGTGAATGGTCTTTTATGGTTGAAGAACCATTTAATAGCGACCATCCAATGGCTATCTATTCTAAGATGGCGATTGATATGCTTGAAATCCCACAGGCAATAATGGACGAGATTGATGCTATGCCAGACATGCCTTTAGCAATGTTCCTAAAAGGACAAGCAAACTATAGGTTGATTCCAGCACATCCTACTATCTCTGCTGAGTTTAAACAGTGGATTGTGACTGTGGTTAACAAGTACCCAACCTTGACTTTTGAGGAAAAACTTACAGCTGCGATGCAGTCGCTGTAGGGAGTAACAATATTTCTTAATGAATCGCTTCATCCGTTAAGAAAATATTACCATTTACCAACAGGGCACTCGGCGTGAGATAGTTTTGTTTTTATCTGCATGAAGCAACCGCACTTAGCGCACTGTTTTGACATTGCTATGAAGTGAGGACACTCGACACAGATTGAGTACCTCTTGGAGGATTTTTCCTCTGGCACATATTGCGTACTTTTGCGGAAAAAATCCAGAGGACTAGCCTTACGTTTTGAATTTTTTCCTATTTCTTCTCTCATGGTCTAGGTGCTCCTATATTCCGTGTTTCCACTCACTACCATCCCACATACGAGCCTGAGCTTCAACCCATACTGTGCCATTGTAAACTTTAGGAAGAACAGTCACCCATGCTGTGTCGTTCCAAACTTTTGCTACACCACCCATAGTTTTAACAGTGAGCGATGCAGCCGTACCTTCACCAGCAGCATTGGCAGCCGTGACCGTATATGAGTAATCAGTATAAGGAGACAATCCTGTATGCACATATGAAGTCGCACTTGTGTTTTGCAACACAGTCGAGCCAGTCCTCAGAACATAGGAACTAACAGCATTGCCACCGTTGGAGCTAGGAGCACTCCATGAAAGGGTAATTTGACCAAAAGTCGTGTTATCACCTGCAAAAGATTGCGGTGCGCTAGGTACAGTTCTCGGAGTGCTGGTTGTGTTTCCTGGAGACCCAGGACCAGCAGCATTGATAGCACGAACATAGACGGTGAGGGCAGTTCCGTTTGTTCCAGCAACAGAAAATGGGTTGGATGGAACCGTAGCATAAGTAACATTATCTGTTGAATACTGATAAGAACTAACAGCATTACCACCGTTATCAGACGGAGCGCCAAAACTTACAGATATTGAACCGTTAGCAGGTGTTGATGCCATGCTTGTTGGTGCGCCTGGAGTAGTTCGTGGTGTTTCAGTTACACTAGTTGCCACTCCCGCACCAGCGACGTTTACGGCACGAACATAGACAGTAATGGCGGTACCGTTTGGACCATTGACATAAAATGGATTAGAAGGAGTTGTAGTGTAAGTAGAACCGTTTGTTGAATACTGAT